GCCAACATCTACTCCAATCAGGTGTTTCGGGGTGATGGTACTAACGACTATGCGAACTCCTTCTCTAGTGCTTATTTCGACGTAGGCGAAATGGCGGGGGGTGCAGCGACAGCCAACGTGTTCGGGGCAAACGTCTGCCACCTCTTCGATGTCAACAGCGGGAAGTACAAGTCGATTCTGGCCCAAGGCGGATCTGGGGACCACACCGACACGAATAGTTATGTGACCTTGTACACGGGAACGTGGAAGTCCCAGGCGGCTATCACGGAGATCGACTTGACTTCTCGCAATCTCGGAAACTTTGTTGCTGGTTCCGTGTTTGACCTGTTCGGCATTTTGCCCAGGATGGTGGCCTGATGGCTGTGATCGAAGCAATCCAGACAACGTATTTGGAGGCTGATGCTGCGTCGGTGACGTTCTCGTCGCTGGGTTCGTATGAGCATCTGCAACTGCGGCTTTCGTGGAGAACGACCCGTGCGTCAGCGTTGGAGCGTTGCCTGATGCGGTTCAACGGCGACACAGGCACCAACTACTCGCAACACAGGATGCATGGGAGCGACACCACGGAAGGCTCGAGCGGCAACACCTCGCAGACAGGCGTTTTTGCCGCTTACTGGGGGCCGACCTCGGTTGATGATGCAACGGTGTATGGGTCGGCAATTTGCGACATTTTGGATTACCGAAACGGATCGAAAAACACGACGACTATGGCTTTGGGCGGCACCGCTGATATGGGGACTCCGTATGTAACGTTTCAAAGTGGCCTGTGGGACAACGTGGCAGCAGTCACTTCAATAGTGCTGCTACCTGGCAGCGGGTCGGATTTCACCCGTGGTTCTGAATTTACCCTGTTCGGACTGGCGTCTTCATAATGGCTGCTTTTACCGTTATCGACCATCAAGAACTGACGGGGACCGCTGCTTCATGGACTAAGAGCAGCATTGCGTCGTCCTACGACCACTTGCTGATCTTGGCGAGCGTTCGATCAAACAGGGCAGCCGTCTACGACAGTCTGAAACTAGGCTTCAACGCCAACACAACAAGCGGCGACTACGGCCACACTTCCCTGCTGGCGAGCAGTTCTACCCCGTCATCGGGGCGAAACACGGCTCAGGCTCCGACGTTCATTGGCGATATGTGCGGTGCCAGCAACCTTGCAGACACGTTTTCAAGTGTAAAGATTTGGGTGCCTCACTATTCCAACACGGCGGACTTTACGCAAGCGATCACACAGTTGGTCCACGAAGATGCATCCACCACCGACGGGGAATGGGGCGTAGAAGTGGACGCCGTCCTGTTCGAGTCCACGGCTGCCATCACCGAAGTATCGTTGCACACGGGGACTGGTTCGTTTGTTGAGTATTCGACGTTCACCCTCTACGGAGTAACAGGAGCATAGAAATGGCAAGACAGAAGGTTGTCAACGGGGTCTACTACGACCTGACAGCAGAAGAAGAAGCAGAACTGGACGCTCGGGCTGAGGCTGCCGATCTGGACATGAACCATGTGCGGGGTCAGCGTGACGGCCAGTTGCGTGGCTCCGACTGGACACAGATCGGTGACGCCGCGTTGGGCGACCATACCGCTGAGGAGTGGGCGACCCACAGGCAGGCTCTCAGGGATTTGCCGCAGACGTACAGTCGTGTGTCTGAGGTGGTGTGGCCTAATGATCCTCCGACACAGGTCATCGTGGACGCTGCGGCTGCTGCGGCTGCTGCGGCTGAGGCGGCAAGGCTCGCCGCCCTCTAGCAATGGATCAGCCGTCCGACATCCGCCAAGTCAGAATCCCAACCGTAGCGTTGGGATTGATTCTGTCCGTGGCAGCAATCGTCGGCACGGTCACATGGTCCTCTGCACGCCTGGTGGCACGCATCGACCACCTGGAGGCAACGGTGTCTTCTATTGAGCAGACGATGGACATGAATGCGTACGCCAGGACGGTAGACCTGGAGGATCTCCAGGTCACGGTGAACTCGCTCTCTGTGGCTATGCAGGATTTGGGCGACATGATTGATGATGACTGGTCGGTGGAGGACTGATGCCGGTCGTCTATAAGCCGACCCACCGGTTTGTGGGACCAAACTCCACATCTATTGAGTACGAACTTCGCAAGATTCAGGAAAAACTGGATGACCTGGAGGCGCGTGTAGCGGCTCTGGAGTCTCCGTAGGAGAAACATGGGTATCAGGAGAGCAGCAGCAGAGTACGGGTCCAGTGTGGGTGATGAGCAACTGGCTGTGGCCGGGACTGCTGTGCCACTTGCTTCGGTTCCTGCCACAGCGGTAGCGGCGATGGTGACCAACGGGGCCGAACCCATCAGGGTTCGGTGGGGGACGCCTACGGCCAGCGTGGGCCATTACATCAACCCTTACAGCGTGTTGGACTTGTATAAGGACGACTTGACGGATGTGAAGTTCATCCGGGTGTCATCGAGCAGCACCGTTGACGTTACCTACTTCGGTTAGGAGCGGTTATGCCTTCGCGTATTACTCAACGCATAGATCAGGTTCCGACCGGTGACATAACTGCCGTTACGACTGCTGCGAACAGCGGTTTGGCGGGTGGGGGAACGAGTGGGGCGATTGGATTGAGTGTCGATGCGAGCAATCTGACGGCCCTGGGCGCAACCCTTGTTGCGACCGATTATCTCGTCATGTACGACACGGACGGTTCAGCCACCAAGAAGGTGTTGGTTTCCAACACGTTGGCTGTATGGGGCTAGTTCACGGGACAGAAGGAACCTATTAGTATGCCGAACACACCAGGGAATGCGCCACCCTCAGCGAACCGTCTGGACGCGTTTATGCGGTCCAGGTCGCCGTCGGCTGAGATCGGGAAGTTCAACCAGGATCCGCAGGCTGCTGCGGTGATGCAATGGTTGGCGACACCGGAGGCGCAGGAGTTTTTGCGCCGGGTCGTGACGGAGAAGGGTCTGATGGATCGGGGGGCTCCTGGTGGGCCGGCCGGTCCTGGTGGCCCCGGTGGCCCCGGTGGGCCTCCTGGTATCGGTGGGATTGGCGCTGACATTGCCGCGGATCCGATAGGTGGCCTCCCGCCTGGCGGTCCTGGTGCTCGAGCGCCTGGACCCGGTGGCCGTGGCGGCCCCCCTGGCGCAGGTGGTGGCGGTCAAGGGCGCCCACCACGGGGCATACCGACCCCAGGTACGCCCGGTGTGATGCCTACTGGGCCTGGGACCGGACCCTGGGACGTACCGGGTGTACCGGGCGGCGAACGGGATCTGTCAAAACCGCACCCAAGCGACTTCGACTGGGGGGCTGTGGGCTCCGCTATCGGCGGCGCGTTCAACAGCGGAGATCCGTACTTTGATGAAGGTAGCGGGCGCTTCCTTTATCCGGGTGATCCGGGATACCGGCAGCGGGACAGTCGAGGCCAGATCGTTCAGGAGTTGGCGGCTTCCCAGGCGGGTCCACGGTTCGGGCCTGGTCGCTGACCTTCCACGGTGGCGATCGACTTCAACATCACGAACCGCTCCAAGGAGTCGGTTGGGCCTTTGACGCCGGCTGGCGTCCAGGGTCGTGCTGCTGGGAGTATTGCCCCGTCGCCGCTGGGGAACATTCCGAAGTATACGTCGGTCGCTAAGAGTGGCCGGGATCTGCGTCGTCGCTTGTCGGGGTTGCAGCATCAGCGTGAGGGGTATGGCCGGCAGCGGGCGATGGGTTTGGACGACATGAGTCGCCGGTTTGGGGATCTGCGTCGGCAGATCCCCGGTCAGTTCAATCAGCGTGGCATGTTGGATTCGGGCCAGTTTCAGCGGGGATTGGGTCGGACGTACACGGATCAGTTGCGTGAGGCTGGCCGCTATGAGATGGGTGTGCAGGGTGCGTTGGATGATTTGGCTGCTCAACAGTGGCAGGCGGAGCAGGCGTACGCTGGGCAGCGTTTGGGTGGCGTTATGGATGATGCGTCGCGTCGGGCTGTGATGGCTGCACGGATCAGGGGCGCCTGATGGGACGGTACGGAAACGTAAACACTGGTCCCTCGAATCAGAAGCCGGTTGTGCGGAGCCGTAGCGGCATTCTGACGAATGCTGCTACCGTTGGTACGCAACAGGGGCCGCCTGGTACGGTCCAGTCGCGGGCTATCAATCGGCCTGCGAACACGATGTTGGCGGCC